ACTTATTATGCGTACAGGAGAAAACACATGGCATTAGTATCACCAGGAGTACAGGTTAGTGTTATAGACGAAAGTTTTTACACCCCGGCTGAGCCAGGAATGACTCCAATGATTTTTGTAGCGTCTGCACAAGACAAAACAAATTCATCTGGAACAGGCACAGCAACGGCAACTACAAAAGCAAACGCCGGCAAACCTTACCTAGTTACTTCACAGAGAGAATTAGCGGATTTATTTGGAGATCCAACTTTTTTAACAGATAACAACAATAATCCAATTCACGCAGGCGAGTTAAACGAATACGGTTTACAAGCGGCTTACTCATTCTTAGGCGTAAGCAACAGAGCATATGTTGTAAGAGCAGACGTTGATACAAATCAACTAGTTGCATCTGCAGACGCACCTGCGGCAGATCCAGAAGATGGTACTTCTTGGTTTGACACACAGATTTCAAGAGTAGGTCTTTTTGAATGGAACGGCAATGCTATTACAGCAACAGGCGGCCAAACATTCACTAACAAAGTTCCTACAATCATTACAGATAAAACACAACTAGTAGGCAGTGATGCTACTTCTGATCCTAAGCCTAGTGTTGGTTCAATTGGTGACTATGTACTAGTTGCTACTACAACACTTAACAGATTGTACTATAAAAACGGTGACAATACTTGGGTTAAAGTTGGTTCAAGTGCTTGGAAAAAAGCCTGGATTGCAGTACAAGGTACAGCTACTCCGAGTTCATTGACTGCTTCAGATGCAATTCAATTAAACGATGAAAGAATTTTAATGGGTGCAGACATTGACGCACTTGTTGCTAACATCAATGCAGTAACAAACGTAACAGGCGTAACTGCTAAGAAAGTTAACAGCAAACTAGCACTTTACAGTGACGGTTCTTGGGCACCATCAGACAGCTCAACTGCTGATATTATTATTTCTAATGACACTGGTACTCCATTATCAGACTTAGGAATTACAGCAGGTAGTTATTGGGCACCTGAACTAAACATTGGTCCACATACTAGCATTCCAGCATTTAAGTCAACTGACTCAGCACCACGTCCGACTGGATCTATTTGGTTTAAAACAACAGATCCTAACTTAGGTGCAAAACTAAGAGTTAAGAAATGGAATGATTCTACTAAACTTTGGGTAGACAACGCGGCACCAATTTATGAAAATAACTCAACAGCACTCGCACAGTTAGATAAAACTGGCGGTGGACAGAATCTTGCAGTTGGCACACTGTACGCACAATATAACGTCAGCGAAGATTCAGATGCAGAGTTTGATTTTAAATTGTTTAGCAGAGTTGGAACTGGTCCTACTTCAATTACAAGTAATGTTGTTACAACAGGACTTGGAGCAGGTTCATACCAAATTAGCATTCAAGAAAGTGACACAGGCGAAGCGGCATTAAAAGCGGCAATTACTGTAAGCGTTACTATTGGTGGTACTGACGCAACAGTAGACGCTGAAGCAATCGCAGAAGCAATCAACGGCGGCGACTTTGAGCATGTAAGTGCAACAGTTAACGCACAAAACAAAGTTGTTATTAGTCATGCACAAGCAGGTGACTTTAGATTACTTGACACTGATGGCATACTAGGCGATATCGGCTTTGCGGCATATGTTGATGCTAACAACGGTACACCTAATTTGTATGCGGCACCAGCAGGTGACACAGCAAATGATTTTGTTGCTACACAGTGGAAAGTACTTTCTTACACAGCAAGTGAAGATGCTCCAACTGCACTAGCGACAGATGGACAACTTTGGTATAACTCAATTGTTGACGAAGTAGACCTTATGATTCATAATGGTAGCACATGGGTAGGTTACTTAGATACTACTAGCCCATTCTACGAAGTAGACGAAGCAGAACAAACTGATCCTGCAGGTCCTATTGTTAGTGCAACTGAGCCTGATGGTCAATCAGATGGCACTGCACTAAAAACAGGCGACATTTGGATTGATACTTCGGACATCGAAAACTATCCAACAATTTACAAGTACAATGCTACAACAGCAAAATGGAATTTGTTAGACACAGGTGACCAAACTACTGAAGACGGTATTTTATTTGCTGATGCACGTTGGGGATCAAGTGGTGCTACTAGCGATAAAATGGCAGACATTGATGCGTTACTTACTAGTAACTTCTTAGACCCAGATGCTCCAGATCCAGCACTATATCCAAAAGGTATGTTGCTTTGGAATCTAAGACGTAGCGGCTTTAATGTTAAGAAGTTTGTTCGTAACTACATTGATAAAGCAAATGATAATGGTCGCTTTAACGACGAATCAATGGATGGCTACTATCCACACCGTTGGGTTACTGAATCAGCTAACCAAGAAAACGGTGCAGGTACATTTGGTCGCAAGGCACAGCGTAAAGTTGTTGTACAAGGACTACAAGCATTGGTTAACAGTAATCAAGAAATTCGCGATGATGAATCAAGATTGTTTAACGTAATGGCATGTCCAGGTTATCCAGAACTAATTGGTGAAATGATTGCACTAAACAACGACAGAGGCTTAACTGCATTTATCGTTGGCGATAGTCCATTTAGACTAACACCAGATGCAACATCAATTAACGAATGGGCAACTAACGTTAATTTAGCAGTTGAAGATAACGACGAAGGGCTTGTGTCAAGAGATGAATACTTAGGTGTGTTCTATCCGAGCTTATATACTAGTGATAACGCAGGTAACAACATTGTTGTTCCAGCATCACACGGTATCTTAAGAACAATGGCACTAAGTGATCAAGTTAGTTATCCATGGTTTGCACCAGCAGGTACAAGACGTGGTGGTATTAGTAATGCTACATCAACAGGTTATGTTAATAGCGAAGGCGAATTTGTAGCAGTAGCACTTAACGAAGGTCAACGTGATACATTATATGCACAAAACGTTAACCCAATTACGTTTATTACTGGTGCAGGTCTTGTTAACTACGGTCAAAAGACTCGTGCAAGAGGGTTTAGTTCACTAGACAGAATTAACGTAGCACGTTTGGTTATCTACTTACGTAGTCAACTTAATCAACTTGCTAAACCTTATATCTTTGAACCTAACGATAAGATCACACGTGATGAGATCAAACAAGCAGCAGAGAGCTTAATGCTTGAACTAGTTGGTCAAAGAGCACTATATGACTATCTAGTTGTTTGTGATGAGTCTAATAACACTCCGAGC